AATCTTTGTGAAATCAAAGTCTTTAAGAGTTCGTCCATTACCAATCACAGTACATCTTTTTACGACACCTTCTGACATATTTATAATATGTGAATATAAAAATATTATATATTGAACTAATAATAAACAAAGTAATCCAAATGGAATTAATCAAAACACCCCGAACGGCTCGTCCAATGCCTGATAACATTGAAGATTGGTCGCCTGAGTGTGAAGAATTACTTGCCGATTGGAGCGAAATTTCATCTTGCTACAATTGGCTACACAACTACTCACAACGTAAATATAAAAGAAAATATCATGCTCTTCAAGTACCGATTATCGTTTTAAGTACTCTTACAGGAGTTGGTAATTTTGCTACTGAAAGTTATGTACCAGAGAATTTTCAGCAAGGCTTTACAGCATTTGTAGGAAGTCTAAACATCTTTGCTGGGATTTTAGGAACATTATTATCCTTTTTACGTTACAGTGAAATATATGAATCACACCGTATTGCTTCACTAGGTTGGGCTAAATTAAGTAGAAATATCGAGATAGAATTATCCTTACATGACCAAAAAAGAAAGAAATGTACCGACTTCTTAAAAGTTGCTCGTGCTGAATATGACAACCTACTAGAAAGTTCGCCTATGATTGATACTGATATCATTGAAACATTCAATAAAAAATTCGATGGTAAATATGAAAATGTTGCTCGTCCACTTATATGTAATGGTCTTAAAGAAGTTACACCCTATTTCAATAATAAAACAAGTGAAGGTGAGCCTAAATTAATACCTGAAGAAAAAGAACTTGAATATGTAAGTGGACCAATACCTTAAAGAAATATAATATCCTTTTCAAGGTTCATTTTATAGCAAAAATACAAACAATCAAATGTTGCTGAACTCTTTTTTTCAGGTATAAAATCATATCTTCTTGGAGGAACAATGATTTGTATATTATTTTTGAATACTTTGAAATACTGATAACACAATGTAGATACAGGCATTATCATTATGAATGGTTTGTCTATTTCTAATAATCTATGTAATACCTTTTTCTTTATACTATACGGTGGATTATCGATTATGATATCATATTCAGGTACATATGTAAAGAAATCTCTGTTTTCATGAATTATATCATAACCTAACTCTTTTAACTTATGATCTCCGTCAAAATAAAAAGGACACCATATTATTTTATTTTCAGGAATATATTTCTGTATATTACTCCATACCTCTATTGGAGTTTTTAAATTATCATTTACTCTAGGTTTGTAATCTGTATAACTAGCCATTTACCATTAGCAAAGATATTATTTCTCATAAATCATTTAAGGATAATATATAAAGGAGTAACTATGAATAATAATAGGTACTATCAAGGTAAAATTTACAAACTAGTCGATAATACAAATGGAAACTTATACGTAGGGAGCACCTGTGAAAAAAAACTTTGTCGGAGATTACAAAAACATGTTTGTGGTTACAAAATATGGAAGAGAGGAGGCAATCAACGTAAAATGAGGTCATTTGATATTATCAAAAATAATGACTATAAAATTATATTACTAGAAAATTACCCTTGTGAAACAAAGGAGGAGTTACTAGCAAGAGAACAATATTACATTGATAATCTGGTTTGTGTAAATAAAAATAATACATATCATAATAAATTAGAATATCAACGTAAATGGAGTAATGAGAATAGAGAAAAAGTAAATCAATATGTTCGTGATTGGCGTAGTAGAAATCCCGATAAAAAAAAAGAAAACGATCGAGCATACCGATACAGTGTAAAAATAGGACATATTAATAAAATTGATCCGTTTTTATTCTTCATTGATTAGTCTATAACTGCTCTGCTGGTGGTGGAGGCTTCGTATATACCTTCAATGCTGTGGCTTGGCTATGGCCCATCACTAAATTATCTTGAGCCATATCCTTTAATTGTTCTTTTACACCCATATATTTATCTGATAAAAAAACCTTGCGTAATAGGGTGGTACTCACCGACTTACCAATTCTTTTTTTAAATTGCTTGGTTAATAGTTGTGATACATTATTTGTACCAATCGGTGTACCATCCCATTTACATAACAAATATTGCTCCCCAGGAAAGAAACGCAGATAAAATCTAATTATCTTTTTTAAATGTGGGGGAACATCTATGACACGTTCCCCATACTTCTTTTGTGTTTTAAAATCGTTGAAATAAAACGTCATTTTGGACTTTTCAATCACTAGGTAATTTGTTTTATTTTTCATTTCAATCGTTTCTTTGTTATAGTCACGCTTACGCATCACCCTACAATTGCCGAGTTCATTGCGAAGCGGTAAAGTTCTATGGATATTCAATAACAAATAGGCTTGTAATAATCCCTTTTGATTTACATTACATACTAATGTTTCTTTTAACTTTTGTTGTTTTATTTCTTGTCCGATTTGTGTGATAACCTTGTCTAAATCTTCTTTAGTAATCATATTTTTGGCTTGGTTATCACTCCATTGATTGGAAGCATTCATTTCATCGTATTGCTGATTTAACTCATCTCTTTTAATTTCATACATCTTTATCATGGCATCTAATGAACCATCGTCATTAAAAGCAAATAAATAAATAATAATGCTATTTAAGTAATTTCTTATCGTCGTAAAATTTAAATCTTTTTCTTCTAGTTTTTTTAGTACATCATCCATGTTTTCTAACCAATCAAAACCACAGAGACATTTACCATCGTTCATCATTTTTGATACAGCACCTATGTTATTAAGATATATTTTCATTGTTGAAGGTTGAACCTGACGGCCTTGCTTGGCTCTGTTTTCGGTAATTTTTTGAATGATTTCATCATTGTTTAACTCCATATTTCCTTCCATTTTTAATAATATTATTAGATTTTTTTTTAAGTATTTTAACGCGAATTAATATTCATATTGTTCGTCATCTAATTTATATGTACTATATGTAAAGCCGAGTTTAGCATCAGGGATGTGTAATGTTCCCAAAGCTGGAAATACAAAGTATCTGATAATACCTCTTTTTTGTAGTTCATGGTAAGCAACATCAATGGCTCTATATTTACGATTACAATATACTTCTTCAATTGAGGATAATATTTTCATTGCTACTGTTTTATTTGGTATATAGTACGCACAGGCATGTGTTATTCTATATTTGTCAGGTTCAATAGTTTTAATTAAATTATTATCCTTTTTGATATTTTCTATGATATCTTGTTTCTTATCATTAAATGTATTGTAATCTTTGACTAATGGAGCATTGATTTGTCCTCCTAAATATACAAATTCTTCAGGTAATATTTTTACGATTTCTTTTAATAACTCCATATCCTTAACAATACAATCGTCTTCAAGGATACAGATATCTTTTAAATCTTCGTCAATTATCTTTTTTAATACACCTTTGTGTGATTCACTACAGGCACATATCTTTTTTCTTAATTCTATTTTACAGTTGTATCTAAAATGATATTTATTTAATATTTCATCTGTGATATCTTCCCACCAGATAGCATCGATGATTTCATAATCATCATTATATTTACCCCTACGCTCTGGATATGCCGAGATCACAAAAGTTTTCATTATACAGTTACTTCGTTATAATATTAAATGATTTTATTTTCAAAATGTCCTCGTAAAAAGCAAATTTGAATCTCCGTTTCTGTGAACTAGTAATATTAAAAGTATATCACAATTTCTGTGAACTAGTAATATTAAAAGTATATCACAATGTCTCTCAAATGGGCAGGATATCCATACTCTATTGAAAAACTCCGAAAACTAGCAGATAGTGTCGTCGATGACGAGGGGCGCAGCAAAGGCAAAGAGTACATAGCCCAGTGCCTCGCGGAAGCGTGGGAAGAACAACAGAGACTTGACAAAGAAATTGAAGAACTCAAAGAAGAAAACAAAAAGATCACAAAACTCAAAAATAGGGCTGTAAAACATATTATGAAACTTAATAAGGAAATCAAGGAGCTCAAAGATGAAAAAGAAGAAGAAGAAGTAGACAAGTTGAATTGTTGTTGTGAATGTAATACAAAGAGAGAATGCCTTTCTGATACATTTGTCACAATTAGAAAATTAGATGGTACTGAATCTGTAATGTGTGGTATGTGTAGTCTAAATCATTTTGAATCTAAATGCTCGTAAATGTAATATAATTATTTTATTTTCAAAATGTTCTTTGAATAAATATTCTCAAAATTTGAATCTACATTTTATTTTTGTAGCATGTAATAAAAAAAACTGTAATAAACATGACTAATAATCCTACTCTTATTGCTGGGTTCGAAGACATCATGGTACATATCAGGAACCAAGAAAAACGTATCAAGCAATTGGAGGATGAACTATATGAACTCCGTGAATTTAAAAAGGATGCTGAAGACACTTGTGGATCACATGTAATTATGGAAGTTATGAACACTCGTATTGAAAATGCTGAAAAAGAAGCACTAAAAACAGAACAACGATACGTTCTTGAAAAGGAAATGAACAAGTGTCATGTACAAAAGATAAATAAACTACAAGATGCCCTTTATCATAGATTCAATATACAAACATGTTGTATTTGTGAAGATTTGTATCATATATCTGAAATTGAAGTAGTATTGGATTGTGACTATGATCCTTTGGATTGCTGTCTAAATTGTCGGGATAATCAAGGCTACACTCAATGTACATCATGTATGGAATATGTTGATAATTCACTTGTGGATACTGACGACGAATGTTCTCGTTGTAATGGAATACGTAATGAAGATATGAGCTCAGATGACGATTAATATTTAGAAATATAAAAACAAAATATATTATAATTATAAATGTGTGATAATCCTGATTGTAAATGTACTTACTGTACTAATGATAACTACGATAGATACATAGGAGACCACATGAGGGAATGTCTTGACAATATCAATCGTTTTTTATTGAAACCTGCTGAAAAGTTGGATGATAAAGATGAAGAAAGATTTTATCAAATGATAATGTATCAGGCACAAGAAGAATTAGCACAACTTCGAAAAATAAAATCTTGTCTAGATTAAATGAAGATTGCCATACTTATCCCAAGCACAACAAATAATAGAGATTGGAACTGTATTACTGATACATATCTTTACAAAAGTATCATATCATTTGTTTCACAATATAATCCTGAGTACCAATATAAATTTTTTGTTGGAATAGATAAAGATGATAAAATCTACAATGATAAATCACAAAGACAAAAAATCTATGAACTCTGCCGTACTTGGGCTAATGTTAGTTTTCAGTTTTACCCTTTTGATGAAAACATTCCCAAAGGACATGTCTCTATTATGTGGAATATACTGTATAAAAAAGCAATTGAAGAATTTTATGATTATTTCTGGATCACGGGAGACGATATAATCTATTGTAGTCGTGGATGGTTGGATAGATGTATCACGGCTCTTCAAAGTACCAAAAACCTCGGAGCAGCAGGTTGTTACAATGGAAACAGTGAAATATTAACTCAGTTTCTAGTATCACAAACACACTATGCTATCTTTAATTTTGCTTATAATCCTAAGATTACTAATTGGTGGGTTGATAATCATTTACATGAATTATATAGTCCATCCTTTTTACATATAGTAGATGGAGCATGTATTAATGCTGGTGGTGCTCCTAGATACGAAGTTGATTATTCAGCACAAACATATTACAAACAATTGGTAAAAGAAGACAAAGAAAAATTAATATGTTTCATTAAATCAAATGGAGGATACAGTCATTATAAACGCACTGAAAGAAGAAGCCTCAAGACCAAATCACAAAAGTCCAGTAAAACCAATTGAGGATGTAAATCGTAAAATAGATGCTCTTACATTGGAGGTTTCATCATTAAAAAGAGAAATTAGGATTATTATTGATACGTTAAAACCACAAACTGAAGTAGCAACTCAAAAAGGCTGGCTATGGTAATGTGGTAATCAATCAAATGTAACCTTAAATAAATTATCCGCTGGCGCATGTTTTACTACAAGAGTTTTTGGAATATCACCATAGCAGGGTGGTAATCCTTTTCCACTGTGTTTTACACCACGGGCTTTACACGATCTATTATTACGTTCCCATTGCTTTCTGTATTCCTTTATGTTTTCGGTTTTTTTAACTTTTTTTTCTGTCATTTAATTATAAATGGAAGAATTTCCTTATATAAGTATTTGTACTCCCTTATTTAACAGAACCAAATGGCTCCCCCTTATGATCTATAATCTTAAAAATCTTGATTATCCAAAGGATAAACTAGAATGGTGTGTTCTTGATACACATGATAAAAAGGATAATATTTGGGATAAACTATTCAAAAATAAACAAGAAATAGATGAAGTAGAAAAACAAATAGGTTTTAAAATAAAATATGTAACAAAGCCTGAAAGTTATCCTATTGGAAAAAAAAGAAATATGTTAGTTAAACAAGCTTCACATAAGATATGTGCTAACGCAGATTCAGATGATGTAATGCTTCCAAGCTGGCTCAAACATAGCATCGAAGTTATGCGTTCTGATAAAAAATGTTCGTTAGTAGGTACGCCCGAAATGAGTTTCGTGTACCCCTACCTTGATTGGAAAATTACAGGTATAAAATGTCCTGTAAAGAGGATGATTCATGAGGCTGCTATGGTTTACACAAAGAAGCATTGGGGCTGTATGGGTGGATTTGCTGTTTCATCACAAGGGGAAGGTACCAAATTAATTGATGGACATGAAAAGGCGTGTTTGCCGACCAGCGCTGATAAATGTATTATTTGCGTGTGTCATGATGGTAATACTATAGACAAAGATCAGTTCAAAGATAAATCGGATCGCAATGTTGTTCTTGGGGGTCCGATTAAAGAAGTATTACAACAAATATTAAAATAATATATATACATATAAATGAAATATTTTCTGATAACTCACCAAGAGAATTTTGATTTTGCTATTGCTACGAAATATATCTTAGCAACCGATTGGGACATTGATGCCGAAATAATTGTCGGACATACCATTTCTGATAAATACCCTCGTACTGGGGTACTACATCACAACTGGATTGATTATGTTTTACCGAAATGTATTGAAAGCGGTGAAAGTTGTATTGTATTTGAAGATGATGTCAGATTGAAACAAAATATAAAGGATTTACCATATGATGATTTTGATTTAATTTGGTTCGGATTCAGAAGAGGTAAACTAACAAATAAAAATCATCGAGTGACTGGTACACAGGGTTTATATCTGAGTAAAGATATCCTAAAAGATGTTTATGATAATTTTATACAATATAAACGTAAAATACATCTAGATCATCTAGTTTCAAAATTCTGTATGGAGTTTATCGATAAATACAGAATAACACAAACAAAATTATCCTATTGCTATGAAAAGGAGCATGATTCACTCATCAGCTTGGATGATTGGTCTAAATACACAAAATAAAATATTGTGTATATATATACAATGATAATTACACATATTAACAAAACTCACAGTAGAAGAGATATGCTTGAATTAATAAAATTATTTAAATTACCGATTGAGGATGCTGAGGATTTAAACAAAAAAGAACTGTCTGCTGAATTAATAGATGTACTCAATAAAATTGATAATATTATCCCTGATGATCATTTTTACTGTATTAATAATTTACAGGACCTAAAAGAACATTTAATAAAACCAAATCAAAAAAAAATTTTATCAATCAAAGACAAGGCTGAAATCATGAAAACAGCCAAATTGATTATTGCTTTTTGTAAGGGAGGATATGTAATTGATATATCATATTTTGATAGTATTGACGATGTATATACTGAAGCGCGCAGGGTTTCACAGTTTGGTGATATGCCTACAGTTCGTAGAATGTGTAGCCTATTAAATAAAAACCCATATTCTAATGAAATGGTCTATCCAGTTATTTCTAAAAAGGTCCAAAAAGAATTAGAAGTAAAAGCACTGACAAGTAAAAAGGTCCATACTTCATTACATGTGAAACACGGTAAGATATTGGTACAATTTGATTAGTGGCCTTCTCAACGACCACAGCTGCCGCCCTATCTTTGTAAGCCTGTTGTTGTTCGCTTGTGAGTTGTTTCCACTTTCTCCCCATATACTCAACATATTTCATTTCTGTGTCAAGACTTTTCATTTCTTCTTTGAATTTTTCCATGTTTTCCTTACCAAATAGCGTGTATCCTGAAAGAGGTCGTGCCTTTTTCTCCATCTCAGATGATTTTCGGGCAGATGTCTTGTTTTTAACCTTGTGTGATTTGTTTGATTGATATGTAATCATAAATTATAAGATTCAAATTTTGAGAGGGTGATTACTTGACTATTTAAGTGAGTCCCTGAATTTTTGAACTTCCGCCCCTTTACCACCGCCGCAGCCAAAATATGAATACTTCCAACACTCGCACAATTTTTCCCATATCATATCCCTTCCCGCATTGTGTGAATTACAATACACCCTTGTAAGTTCAACATTCTCTACCCATAGAGAGTATCTCAGATATCCGGGTCCCCGACGTATTACTCCATCACCATTCACCCAATCCTGTAATTTTGTTTTCCCCTTTGAAGGGTTCGGGGAGAGCACACACTTCTCATATTCCGCGAGTACAGAGTCAAATGACATCCCTTGGGATTTGTTTGATTGATATGTAATCATAAATTATAAGATTCAAATTTTGAGAGGGTGATTACTTGAAACCAAATCTACTCTTGTATGAAGATATATTACTTCTCAATGACGTGCTTTCTCCCCAGAGCAAATAATATGAAAGGAACCCTGCGCGCGTAGGATCATTTGTTTGTAAATCTTTTTTGTGGCGACTCCTATATCTTGAACGACGTTCTTTGTCTTTTGAGAGTAAGTAATCTGTCATACCTGCTGCTCCGAAATAAGTTTTCTTTTCTCTGCCTGTTGATGTATCTGTAAATACAGCAACATATTTCTTACCAGATTTATCAGATCTCTTTACAATCATTTTATCATATTTTACCATTTACAGTTATATATTATTTTTTTTAAAACATACAAATCCTTGATTATCTTTTGGATGAATGTACTTCTTTATACATTCACAATTTGGATAGAGTTCTGATAATTTCTCTATTTCATTTAGATTTTCTGGAGGAATATCCTCAATAATATATATATCATTACAATATTTCCACAAAGTCTTGAATGATATTATTTGATGTGCTAATATATGACTTCCATCATCAATTATGAAATTAACTTCACCTATATTATTCATCATTTGTTCTAATTGTAAAGTATCACTTTGATCGCATTTATATGTTTGAATCCCGTCTAATTGTATTTCACGTATATCACAACCAAATATATGTGATTTTTCAAAAAATTCTTTCCACATATACAAACTTGCTCCTGCTCTGTAATTATCATTTGTAAATTTACACATTAATTCAGGATAACCAATTCCTATTTCCAAGACCTTATCATATTTTTTGTTTTTTAATATTTCATAGTATTCTGGCGTGTAGTGATGATTTATTTTTGGCGTTTTATCACATAAATATTTTTCTGCTATTATACATAAAGGCGTTTCCATGTTACACAATATTCCTGTATTATATATTAATTTAGATAAAAGACCTGATAGAAAAAAGCAAATCGAAGATGAATTAGATGGGTTTCGTAATATTGAAAGAGTTGAGGCAATAGATACTTGTACTACATCAGGATATTATGGTTGCGTTTTATCACATATCAATGCTTTGGAGACAGCAAAAGAAAAAGCATATAAAGAAGTTATGATTTGTGAAGACGATTTCGAATTTGTAAATAAAGATAAGTTTGTTTATCCTGATATTGATTTTGATGTCTGTATGTTGGAAGGGGATATTGTCGATAAATCATTTATTAATTGGAATTATAATAAAGTATCACTTGGATTACACACTGGTTGCTATATTGTAAAGAAACACTATTATGATATATTAATAGATTGCTTCAAAGAAAGTTATGATAAGTTAAAAAAAAATCTTATAAGGGATAATTATTTAGATGTTTATTGGAATAAGTTACAAGTCAACGATACATTTATTTCACCATCATTACAAATAGGTAGGCAACGTGAAAGTTATTCAAATATTAAAAATAAAAACATGAAAAGATATTTAGATTAAACGATAAGCGAAGCAAAAAGCTTAATCACCACAAATAACTTCTGAAATATTATCTTCACTACTTGATTTTTCAAGTTTTAAAATCTTTTCTATTTCTAATGCTTTTTTTGATAAAGATGTTTTTTCTCTCAATTCTACAATTATTTCATTTAATTGTAGATTCTGATCTCTTAACTTTTGGTATTCTTCTTCAGATACACCTGCTTTTGATGAAGCAAGTCTATCCTCCATAACCTTTATGTGATCCATAAGTTTACGATTCACCCTTCTACTGCTTTCAATTGCTTCTTCACGATCTCTGTCAAGTTCTTGACGTAGTTGTTCTTTTAATTCATCTTTATAAATTGCTGATGCTGCTTCTTTAAAGTTACCTTCTTTTTCCTCAAATATTTCACATTTCTTTTTTAAACGAGCATTCTCTTCACGGAGTACTGTAGGAGCATTAAGATTAATCAAAGCATCAATGATTAACTTTGCTGCTGTTTTCTTTGTTTCTTTAGTAACCCATTCTTGTAATATCTTTTTTACATCACGTTTAAGGTTCTTTTGTTTATCGGTTAATTTATCACTACTAGAGTAGGAGTATAAACCATCTTGTGCTAAATCCAAAATACGAATCGCTGCGGCATCGAATTGCTTTTCTTGTTTCATTGATATTACAAATATTTTATTTTTAAGTGTTTTACATTTTTATATTTTATTTTTACATTCTTGTGTTTCCACTCTCCTCCCCTTCTCTCCCCCCCTCCCTGAACAAATGTATAGATATAGTTACTCCTTTTAATTATAACCACTCAATAATTGTGTAATAAATGTTCCAATTGTGTAAAAAAAGAGCCAAATATGTAAAATAAGAGCCTAATATGTAAATTATGAGCCAAAAATGTAGTAATTATGAATTGTATGAAAGGTAAAATGTAAGGCTTAAAAGGGATGAATGGTCTGTTTAAAAGGCAAACAAAGGTAATACACAGAAAGTTAAAAATTAATTGTGAAAGTATTTTAAAAATGAAAACCAAAAATAAAGTTTAGGAACAAAGTGACTTGAGTTTTGTTAAAAAAAAGAAGAAGCGGTGTTTTACCTTTCACGCCTTTTAAATTACTGATTGTTCCCTTTTAACGATTACATATTGCCTATTAATTGGCGGTGTAAATTGTTATTTAAGCCATTTTTTTTACATTTTCGACCTTTTTTTGACACTCAGTACCTTTTTTGGGACGTTTTACCATTCTTTTTTACACCGCTGGTCTTTTTAGGATTTTTGTATCCTTCAAACATATCTTTTGCTTTAACCTTTTTGGCATCCTCTTGTACTTTCTCAAGATTGAAACAATCATTATTGTTGTATGGTTTACATTTCTTTTTCGGCATTTTTATATTTTTTATTATTAATAGAATATTTTTTTTATATTTATATCTTTAAAACATGTCATTAGTATTACTATCAAACGATGAAATATTCAACAATGGAGGTGGGATATCACAACCGAACTCATTTACGAATGTTACAGAGTCACCTTTAATAATTAAGGCTAACTCTGAAGTTGCTCTCCAATCACTTAAAATCAATAAAGAAGGTCAAGCACATGTGTCAAGAGCGAATAATCGTATGGGATTATACATTGGTAGATATTTAAACGATCAATACGACCCATACGATGAAGCATATACCAGAGAACCAAGAAATGTTAATGATATAACATTGAATGAAGGAACATACGATCAAGATGCTTTTGCTGACATGCTTGTACCAAGATTTAAGAAAGCAATCTTTCATCCTGATTTTCAAGATACATTCAATGCGAGTGTCCAGAAAGATGGCGGGGATTTTAAAGGATACAATTTACGATTTGATTATACGACTACTGCTCCGAGCTCATCTATACCGACACAAACCCAGTCAGTTCAAGCAGGTTATGAAGATTATACATATAGTGCTGGTGTAATGACAGCAACAAGTGGTGGCGCTGGTGGAATAGCACAATTTACTGACGCACCACTAAGTGCTAATCAAGGAAGATTTATTGCTAAGTTCAATGCTGCTGGTATTGAATGGTCTATGGGATTAAATCGATATGCCGATTTAGTAAATGAACAACCACCCTATGGTAATGCTGAAGATTTTGGTTTTTATGATTATGTTGCTGTAAGGGATGGAAATGATCTCAAACTATATCATGCTGTTCATAGTGATTTAGACGAAGAAGATGAAATATCAATGGAAGAAGTTGTCTATTATGGATATACTGGCGCGACGTACGCAACACCATATGATTTAAATGTAAACGCATCGTCATTTAATTGGTTAGAATTTCAAATCACAAATGATAAAGTAGATTTTTATCTAAGTGCTAGTGGTAGTTCAAGAACTAAGGTATGTAGTCCTGATATTGGAACTCCAGCAAAGGAAAATTACTTTAAACCTGTAAATCAAGCATGTGCCTACCTATATCCAAAGATTGGATTAGAACCAACACATGTAGCAACAATAATAACCTATGAAGGTCGTGCTCCAACTAATTTCAGTTACACAGGTAAAGACAATGCTGGAAATAATTTATCAATGGATTTTTACAGAACATGTTTATTGAATGGTAAAATATCATTATGTAGTGAATTAGATACAAGATTTTACAATGATATGGAAGATGCTACTCAATTTTCATTTGTAGGGATAAACGCGAGTAATGCTATCGATGCTGATTGTGTATTAGTTGTTGGTAATACCAAACTGTATACACAACCTGAACGTCAAGTCAATGGATACAATACTCAAGAACTATTAGGATTCTTGGGTGAAGCCTATGTAAAGGCAACCAGTTTCGGTAATACATTTGAACTATTTACGAGTACTGATGTACCAGTGTATAAATCAACTGATAGTATATTTGTTCGTCTAAGTTCAGGTACTCAGCTTTCAAAGAATGGCCTTACTGGTACAGATAGTAAAATATTATATCATTGTCCTAGGTTCGATAATGCTGGTAACGAGCAAGGTGGTCTTTATTTCGAACCCGGAGAGAAGACTTATCTAGACTTAGGAAATATAGGAGATACACCTGTAAATTCATTTAGTATTGATATTGTTGATCGTAAGGATAAACTTGTCAACGGATTGATAGGTGATACCATTGTGATGTTACATATACGCTCTAAAAAGAAGTGAAAACATACTTAAATAGAATTCTATATATTACATTAAATAATGAAAGGAATTGTTTATAAAATAACAAGCAATGATAAAACATATATTGGTTCAACACAAAGAACTATGAAAGAAAGATTAAATAGTTTTCATCATAGAGCATTTACTAAATATGGTTTTGATAAATACAATCATACAATTGAAATACTTGAAGAGATAGAATATAATGATAAATTGGAATTATTGAAATTGGAAGGTGAATATATTCAAAAATATGATTGTATAAATAAAGATTTACCTTGTGGTTTAGGAAAAGACAAAAAACAATATGATAAAATAAGATATGAAAAAAACAAACAAAAATTATTACAACAACGTAAAGAGTATATACAAAAAAATAAAAAACGTATATCTGATTATAACAAACAACGAAGACAATATGTTTGGTCTTGGGGTGGAGATCCAAGAAGTAATAATAATCTATTAGAAATTAATATATAGAAAAAGTAATTAATAGAAGTTTTAGAAAGAATTATTAATATTTTTAGTCAGGATTAATAAAAATGTTTAGTAAAATATAGAAATGGCAGACGTTTTACCAGAAATAGTCAATGATCCTGATCTAATTGTTGAAAGCGATGAAGATCAAATCCCAGAAGAATTGGAGATTAAAATGGAGGTACGAGATATCGATACCGATGAGGTATTCGAAAAAAAGAGAAAAGAGAAAGGAGTTGAGCCTGTAATCAAACCTGTAAAAAAGGAAGCGAAGCCAAAAAGACAAATGTCTGAGGCTCACAAGGCGAAACTTGCTGTTGCTCGTCAAAAGGCTGTTGAAAGCAGGAGAAAAAAATCCGAAGAAAAGAAAAAGATGAAAGAATTAGAAAGTAAAGTCACTGCGAAACAAAAAGAACAAAAAATAAAAGAAATGGAGGATATTGTAAATGATGTACCGCCCGAGGCACCAACTCCTGTAAAGGCAGAAATAGATGAATCAGTTATTCAAAAGGCAATTGAGGAGGCATTGTTAAAACAAGAAATGATGAGGCAAGAACGCAAACGAATTAAAAAACAAAAGCAAGACGAAGAAATAAAAAAAGCCAAGGCACAAGAAGTCATTAGACAGGCTGTATATCCTCCAAAGTTGTACGCAGGGGATCAAGGTTTCGCCTCCAAGCACATTTTTAATTTTCAATAACACTAATATTTTTTTGTAAGTTATATATAATAATATAAATATGGATTATCCACAAATAATTCCTATCAAGTCTGAAAATAACGGTCAAGCCAAATATCATCATCCACATTTACCTGATGTAGGGGTGAATATACCCGGAGAAGGTAAAATGCTTCTCATGTTAGCTCCTCGGGGTTGCGGTAAGAGTACGATTATTTCTAATCTCTTTCTCAATGATAACCTCTACGGACAAGAATTTTTTGATGATGTCATTGTAATATCACCTACGATACATTTAGATAGAACATCACGATTTATGAAAAAGAGATTTACATGTTATGATACGTATAGTCCTCAGTTAATACATGATATTACAAATAGACAAATGGAGTACGACGAAGAAGACCGACCACAGATAGCAATGGTACTTGATGATTGTGTTGGTATAATGGATAAACATGTTGCTAATTTAGTAACAAGATCTCGTCATTACAATATTAAATTACTTGTGATATCAGTACAAAAGTTCAGGGGGGCTGTAGATCCAATTATTCGCGCAAATTCGACGGATGTGTTAGTCGGCAGCCCATTTCCAAATCAACGTGAATTGAATGCTATTGCCGAGGAGTATGGAGATCAGTTCCATGGTCCCAAAGAATGGTTAAAATATTACCATCAATGTACTCCTAATAAGTATGATTTTTGTTATATGAAACTATCAAATCCTCCCTTACTCTTTAAAAACTTTGAGAAGGTCGTTGTAACAGGCGGACAAAAGACGGTAAAGTCTGTAGAAGATACTACTCAAAAGAAGATGGCTGAAGAAAAAAAAATAGAAAAGAATGATTAATTTTATTTTGTTTAACTTCAGTATAACTTAAAAATGGGATTTGACATGTACAATATGAGTAATGCTATTTCACAAGGTAACATGCTGTCACAAAGTGTAGAACAATTGAACGATACTATTCGTCAAACTAATGCTTTAAACGCAAGTAGAGCAAAATCAGCAGTAACTACAGCAGTAGATCAAGACAAAGAAATTGGTATTTTGACAGGAATTAAAGAAGGTGCTAGTGAAGTAACTGCCTTAGGTAATGTAGCATTATCTGTAAATAATTACAAAGAAGCAGTTGCTAATGCTGGTAAACCCGGATTCACTGAGGTTAAACCGACAAGTGATGATTTACAACCAAAAGCACCTGCCGAGGGTTCGGGTGAAGCAATTGATGAAATGGCTGAAAAACCAAGTGCTGCGATACAAACTAGTGAAGGTACATTTGAAGAAGGTTCAGATGTTCTTTCTAAAGGTAAAGGCATTGTTGCTGGTGGTGAAGCAGTAGAAGGAGCAGCAGGTACTGGATTGAAAGTAGCAGGAGCAATTGGTAAAGGTGTTGGTGTTCTTGGAGGACTTGCTACGGCTGGATTAGATGTTGCTGCTGAATATAAATCATTAAAAGCAGGACAAGGTCTTGCTGGAGATAATTTAGCCGAAAAAATTGCTAATATTGGAGCAATTGGTGGGAGTGCTCTTGACATGTTAGGATTTGTACCCGGACTACAAATATTGGGAGTTGTTGGTTCTGGTATTCAAGCAGCATCTGGAGTACTTGATGAAGTAGGCAATGCTGTTGAAACAAAACAAAAGGTACAATCAGATCAAACTACTCCTCCTCCAGCGACTATTCAACAGACCGCACAGAGTTCTCTTGCTGGATCTTTTGCTAATGTAAGGACTGGATAAGAACAGTTTTTTAATAATTAATTTTTTTAAAATATTTTTATATTCAACCATATTATAAATATGTCCGAAACCACAGGATTCTTCGTCGCCGACAATAAGATACCACTTAAAGAAAGTTATGTTGCGATACCTTCTCAAAATGGTTTATCGTACAACGCACAGAAATTAATTGAATTTTACATCCCACCGAATGTTGACGCTTTCAAGCCGAAGAACTCATACCTACAGTTTGATTTTCAAATCACACAGGATGCTTCTGCTTCTAACACTCGTCTTCAACTTGACGAACTCATTGGCGGTCAGGTATTAATTGATACTATCCGTATCCACTCAGGTGACAAGTCTGAACTTCTTGAAGAAATAAGACACTACCCAGTCCATGTAGCAACTAAGTATGCGTACCATTCTAATCCAACTCTTAAGGATTTACGAGCATTAAATGAAGGTGCTGGTATTTGGACGCCTGATACTCGTGGTACACGTGGTACTTCAAAGTCTATTTTAACCAATCACAAGTTTAGTCCATACTATCAGGCTGTAACCAGTTCAACGACTAATACTTCATTTACTAACTCATTATATCACAAGTGTAAGTTAAAACTACCACTACACACTGGACTTTTCCAAAATGAAAAAGTTGTTCCTGTTGGATTAATGAATGGTCTATTTGTAACTATTCTTACAAGTGAAAACAAACGTGTTTTCAGACAATTGGACTCAGTAAGTTACGAAAGACGTATCCCATTAAATCCAATTTTCCATTCTCTCAATGCTTCTACGGCTGCTCCTTCAACATGGGGTAATTCTTCGGCATCAAATGTATTCTATGTAAAACATGATAATAACAACTGGGAGGTGCCAAATTTCCCATTTGTTGTTGGTGAAACTTTTGAAATGGCTCAGGTAACTGATAGAACAAAAGCAACTTTTGATGCTCCTGCTGTTATTAAAGAATTATCTACGGCAGGTACTGGTGCTAATAAGTATGTTAAGGTTACATTACAGAATGCTGTGACCCCGAGTGCTTCACTTACAAATGCTGGTAACTGGGCTATGTATTCTACCTCAGTAAGAGCAGCAACTACATACAATCCAACTTATGAAATATCCAATGCTGAACTTGTACTCAATCAAATTGATATGGGAGCACAGGCTAAAGCAGAAGCTCAAAGAAATATGAGAGAAGGTAAAATGATGGTTTATGATTTCTTATCTGCTCAGGTATATAACTATTCACAACTTAAGGGTGATCGTGTTGCTAACATTGGTATCCCTGCTAATCACCAAAGGGCAAGGTCTATCATCTGTGTTCCAACTGATGCGAGTGTCTATTCTACTCGTGATTCCATTAGTGGTTCTGGTACGTACGAAATCAAGTCAGGGACTGATATAGCATTACATTCTACTCAGTCTGGTATAGCAGGTATATCTGATAGGCTAACCGAGTACTTCTTCTTCTATGATGGCCGTAATCAACCTTCATTGAATGTAAATACTACTAAGATTAGTGATAATAACTCAATAGCAGCAATTCCAATCATTGAATTAGACAAAGCACTTGCTCAGGCACAGATGCCAGCTATGGACTTATCACGATTTAGTGAAAACTTCTGTATTGGTCGTGCTTTATCACTTAATAGTGGTACTTACGACATGCGTGGTAAGGATTGTCGTCTCAATGTATATTATCAAGATACAGTAAATGCTCCTAAAAAGGATAAGCTTTGGTGCTCATTCGTGTATCATATACGTAGGATAAATATTCGTGCTGATAGTATAACCGTCGAGGTATGATAGTAACTGTATTTTTTTAAATTAAACTTTTTGAAAAATAATCATATAAATAATTATATAATTATCCTATAAAACATGTCAATCATATACCAAGAAATCCAACCGAGTAATGTTAATTCAACCCAAAAGGTTTCGTACAAGAAGGGAAACCCGATTGTATCATTTTTAATTGGAGCACAGCCTCACCTTTTAGACGCTGGTAGTGTTCGTATTAGTGGTGACATTGAATTCTTCAAAGATGCTAATGATACCAAACCAACTACTGCCGACCAATTAGCAATTGATGAAAAATTAGCAGTCTATTCAATTATGGATAAAGTTACGATTACTTCTCAGAGGTCTAGACAGGTAATTGAAACTGTAAATCATTATGGACGTTTTCTTTCTACGTACATTCCCTATGTAAATTCTAAAAGTGATAAATTTTCTCACTTGAATGAGATGGCTCTTACCTTACCTAACTATGAAACTCAAAAGAGAGAACTTGTTGATTTTCCAGCAACAGAACATGGATCGAGATTTTGTATTCATGTACCAACAGGTTTTTTAAGTTCAGGTAACATGATACCTCTTAGTGCTGATTCGCTTGGGGGTGTTGAAATTTCCATAAATCTTGCCCCTGATGCTCAGGTTCTATACGCTCAGAACGGCACAACTACTGGACTTACCGACGCTTACTACCAACTATCGAACCTAAGACTTCACTGTGAATTAGTTGTACCACCTGATCCCAGAAACATGCTCCCACCACAGGGACAACTTACGTACAATGCTATCACGTCTTATTTCAATGTAATTAACAGTGCTAATGCTGTTGTCAATTTCAACCTTGGTACATCTCGCACCCTCGGTGTATTTATGAATATGTGTCCGAGTAAGTATCTAAATAACTTAGCATACAACTCGTATGCTACGACAACTCCATTGAACTCTGACGGATCACAGGCAGACATTAAACAAATTATCTTTACCAAAGCAGGTATGCGTATGCCTATTGCTTTTAATATTGATACAAATGTAAAAGAAACTCCTTCTATTTCTACTGTAGATCCCGAAGTTGTAACATTTGCTCGTAGTTCGATTACATCTGGATTAAATCTAAGAGCAGAAATATCACCGATTAACACAAACAGATTATACACGGGAGCAGTTCCACCACTCACGGCTGACGGTGGTGTTATGGAGTGTATCGGCGTGCCGTTTGACACCACTGGTACTGGTGTGGGCGAGGATTTTAGCACAACTCCGTTTGGTATCCAGATGGAGACCAATTTGACTACGGATTCTCCAAATGCTCTTTTCCTTTTTGTTCATTCAAGACAAACTCTTGTATTTAGTCCCCAAGGTCTCCAAGTGGTTCAGTAAATCCTTGTGATTAATTTTTTTTTTAAAATTATTTTTATATTCAAAGATATTATAAAAAATGTCTATGTCTAATTCGAACCCTGATGTTTCAGAAACTGTTCCTGTTTCACCACCAAAAATGGACTCGTCCAATGTTCCAGATTTAATCCGTGTAGGAGCTATTCAATCTAATATGGCTATGGATATTACAAGCGATGTGTTAGATCCTGTCGTTAATACACAGAGCAACTGCCGATTTGTTTTACAAAATAAAGGTTATTTACATGATGGTTCTCGTATTACCTTATGTGTAAAGGGTAATGCTTCAACGACTGTTGGAGCTTTCTTCCCTCTTAATATTGGTGTTCATTCACTAATTAAAAGAGCTACTTTAAAGGTCGGTGGTAATACTATCTCTGAGTTAGATGATTACAATCACTTCAAGGCTTTTGAAAGTATTTTCTTATCCAATGAAATCAACAGAGACCGCGAGGCATACATGTCTGGTCGTCAAGTGGCTCACGAGTTTAGATATGATAGTACTGCTGGGAGCTGGTCTAATACTGCGGCGAATGAGTATGGATTAGGTAATCAGTTAGAATATGACGGAGGCAATCTTGATGTAGCAGCCGAGTTGGATATTAACAACAAACCAGTATTCTCTGTAACTCTTGCGGAGCTTTTCCCATTTATGAAGGGTTTAAATCTTCCATTATTCGCAATGAAAGAAGAAATCTCAATTGAACTTGTTTGGGAGGGTCAGGTTGGCGGTCGTATATCTGTAAATTCTAATGAGGCTGCGATTGGTTCAAGTGTTGAGATTGATACAACTGAAGTTAAACTTGTTGCTGACTACATTTTCTATGATGGTGAAATTATGTCTCAACAGTTACAGGCGTACAACTCACAGCCAACTAACTTTACTTACAATGATTACCGTTTAACCAAGACTACCTTATCTGTAGCAGATGCTAAGAACAGTGTTCGTAACCTCGGTGGCGCAGGGCGTATTGTAACCAAGGTTATGACTTTTATCAATGATGATAATAGATCTGAAAGATATGTTCTTAACAAATATGCTGCTGTAGCACCTGCTAAGGATTATTCAAGTGGTACTAAGAAGAATGATACTCTTACAACCAATATCCGTATGAATGATTTCTTTGTATTCCCGATTGATTTATCGAATAGTGCTGTGTTATTTGATAAGACTTCCCGTGCTATGGGCTCGTTACCATTTGTAACTCGTCAAGAGTACTCTGGAGAAGGTAATACGATTAGTAGTGCTTCATTCGAACAAAACGCCCAGAATGGTTCGCGTGGTATTGCGAGCAACTTTTTCTTTCAGGCATATCGTCTTCCCGCTGGACGTGTCAATGCTCGTGGTCTTGAACTTACTACGAAGTTAGATTCACTACCTGCTCTTGCGGCTGGTAAATCATACACACAAAGGTCATTTATTGAAATTTCAAAGGTTGCTTCATTAGAAAATGGTTTCCTTACAAGCGGCTTCCTTTGATTCGCCACTCTACGTGGTTTTAACTAAATAACTCGTTAATTTTTTTATATTTACTTTTTTTAAATGGCAAATCAGGTACAGACTGAACAATATACTGATTTAAAATTACTGGAGTGTTCCCGTAAATCCAGTGTTGAAGTGGGATCTGGTAATAATAGTAATAATGCTTTATTTATGAATAAAGTTGAAGAAGGATTTATGTTAAATGCTGGTGATAAAGTATCAGTTCATAGTGCTATGATATCAGAAGTAGGAGCTGGAAATGATACAATAGAGTTAAAAGGTAATTATATAAAAAGAGTTGGAATACCACATTTAATTAAATTTATACCATACAATTTAAATGAATATTACAACAATGATGGATATTCTGATGTTTTAAATACATATGATGCTGTAAGAACGCAAAAATTTACACATTTTACAGATCTTCATGATAATGAAGTACACATGACATTAAATTATTTTAAAGCAACGAATGGAGAAAATTGTTTTTCATTACCACGAAGATTTGGTGCTTCGAAAAAAAAAGAAGCATATGACTTCGTTGATAGTCATGAAACTGGTGCTACGATACACCAACAGCGAAATGGTACAATAGTAGAAGAAGATTACGGAAGAGATCGTAACGCAAGTTCAGTGTGGAATAATGCTTGGAAAGATAATCGTGAATTATTAAAAGTAAGGCAAGACGGAACAAAATATACATTATTTGTAAGAGATGGTGTAACCTATTATAATCCTAATACAACTGTGCCCAGCTCACCAGATGTATATGAATCACACAATGGAAATGGAAGTATTGATCCTGCTGTGGCTACATATTATCCTTATAGGGAGTTAAAAAGTGTAACAATACCAAAAGGACGAAGAAGTGCTGATTTTATTGCTGAAACATTTACAGATTCATTACAAAATGCTAGTGCTATTCAAAAATACGAACAATGGAATGGAGGGTTAAATCCTTCAACATTCACATCATATGAGGGACAAGGTGTATTGGGAGCAATTTATAAAACTGATACATACAAGCCATTTAATTGTGCTAATTCAACATTTAATATTGTTAATTATACTAATGCTATGGCTTACAATTATAATAGCGTACCTCGTCCAGTTCCAACGAAAGCTGTGTTAAATTGGATGAATTCATTTCAAAATGTATGTTTCAAAAGACCTGACTTTGTAGAAACTGGACGTGATTCTTGGGGGGACAATATATTTCAAGGTGGTAGATATAAATATATAACACATGTAAGCAATGATAATGTATCTGGAAGAACTACAATGAGAATTGTTTTTAATGTAACATACACAGATCAAAATTGTAAGAAATTAGCTGAATGGTTAAAAACTCAAGAATTATATCCTGAATTTTGGGATTTTAGGAACGCTTCAGGGGTATATTACAATAATAGTCCAAGATTAACATCGACAAATTCAAGATTTTTACATTTGGATATGGTACAAGCGTATGAAAACGCATCAAAAACATTAGCCTCAGATAGAAAAGAGTTTGGTTCAGATATGAATGCTTCAACAACAACAGAGTCAGTAGCAATCAAATACAATACACCATCAGAGCCATTATTTATAACATATATCAAAGATGATGAAAATACATTTTATGAAGAACCAGAGTATAATTCAGTATCTAAAAAATTATCATACGGAGCATTTTTAAATTGGAGAGGTGTTACAGGACAGGCAGTAGGAAATATAATGATTACAACTGAAGGTGTTGGCGGAGTACCGTCAAGATACTATAATGCTTCAGGATTTTTTATTGGTGGCTATGAAGCTGTTGGGAATGCTTCTTATGATAAAAACAAATATAAACGGCATATTGGATATGATCCTCATTTTAGTGCTTATGGTAATGCTGCTATAGGATTATATACACCAACAGCACTAGAGGTAAATGAAATGGAAGGAAATTTAGAAATAGGATTTATTCTTCAGAATAATGTAGGAGCAGGGGATACGCTCGACGACGTTGCTAGTAGATCTGCGACTATCAATCAAATGTATCTTGGTTCATCAAATCCTAAATTAACTTATGATCCAACAAAAGATAGATTTGGATTTACTGAATTTTATACACCTGAATATCTTGGTAATAATGGAGGAGCAGGGTCTGATGCTACGAAAAATCCTGTAAAAAATGATAATGGGAACGCACTAGTTTATAAAATTAATAAACGTACTCAAAGACAAAATTACTGTCCCGGAATGAGTCCTTATCCACAAAAGAAAACAGTTACACCACAAAATACGAGTGGTGCGACAGCAACTGCTCTTGAAGTTGATTTACCGAATAAGAATATCTATCCATTTTCAATTATGGATTGTCAGAGTGGTATAGCGATAGAAAGTTTCGGTATTGATGAAGAAAGTTGGAACAAGTCCTTAATGGGAATATTAGGATTTACATATTCTCAATTACAATCACCTGTAAATGCTAGTAACACATTACAAAATAGAATAAATACATTTAATAGCAAAACATTAAATAGAGTTACAACTCAGTCAGTTGTAAAAGCTCAAGATACACTGCGGTTTAATATGAATATATGGGGGGCTGAGATGTATCACCCAAATATAGCATCATCATTAGTTTTACATGATCATAAATCACCTGCTAAATCATATTATCAGTATTTCAATCCAATTATAGTGGATAGTGATTCATTAATAATAACTGCTGAAGGAGTACCAAGGCAAATGCTTGCTCCATTTTATACGATAAGAAGTGATTTAATAGATGATGCTTATTATATGGGTTCATTGGATAGTGGAGAGAAACTCCCAGTAATAGCACATGTATTGAAATCTACGGATTCGGGTGATTTTTTTATAAGTCAAGATAGTTCATTGGAGTTTACAATGACACGTCAAAAGCCATTAAGTACAATTACAACAGCAATATGTGATCCCGACGGTACTTTCTCACGTGTAGATGATAATAGTGCTATAATATACAAAATTCAGAAGCAAAATCAATTACCATTGAATATAATTCAGGCATTATTTAGTGGTAAATAATGTTTCTTAAGTATTAAATTGTGCTATTATTTTTGGTCGTAAAAAAAACATATGTTTTTTAAAAATGATAATTTTTACATGTTTTAAAATCAATATGAGATATTTGAGAGATAAATATTTTTTGAATACACTTTTGAATAATTTTGTTTTAAACTACAAATAATTATCCTAAATATAATATTGTAAGATATTAATGGCGTCCTTCCACACTAAGACATTCACTAAACACGATAACTATATGACTCCCAAATCTGCTTGGGAAGCTATACAACAATTTATTCCAAAAGATAAAGTTATATGGGAATCATTCGCTGGAAATGGTAACTCCTCAAAGTTTCTTACTGAACTTGGTTTTGATGTTATTTGTAAAGAAGAAGATTTCTTTCAAGCAAATCACGGTGATATTATTATTACAAATCCTCCATTTAGTCTAAAAAAAGAAGTATTTACAAGATTAAAAGAACTTGGAAAACCATTTATGATTATTTGTCCTTGTAGTATGATTACAGCACAATATTTCAGGAATCTATTCAAAGATGAAAAGATACAAATTATCATTCCAAGAAGAAGAATACATTTTGTAAAAACAGATGATGAAGGAAATATACTTCCTACTGAAAATAAATGTAATTTTGATTGTTTCTATTATTGTTGGAAAATGAACTTAGAAAAAGATATTATATTTCTTGAATGATAAATAAAAAATGTAAGCTATCATAAATGGAGAACATTTACGCAGCGGATGTAAAAGAAATAATAAAAATATTAAAAATACACAAAAAGAGTGATTTAGTTACGAAGTTACAGATACATTTTGAGGATTTATTTGACGAGGACTGGACGCCTCCGAAGCGAGTTACTAAATGTAAGTACAGTGATAGTGAAGGTTCTGCGGAAGAAGAAGACTTTACATATACTACTGAAGATGAAAATGGATTTTTATCTCTTGCGTGATTTATTTTTACATATGAGTACTAATTGATCTTCATCATAGATTTCAAGACGAATGAGTGTGAGTATAGAAATATTGAAAGTGTGATGCTCTTCACTAGAAATCTTTTTTTTATTTAGTTTTTTATTATATATTGTTTGACAAAATTGTCTTGAATATTCAATAAGATCTTTAATATTGACCTTACTTCTCATACTATGTAGGATAAATTCTTCAACACATTTTTTGTATTGTGTATAGTTACGTCGTCCTAACGGCATAGACGAAATTAGCAAATCATTCCAATAACTACAAATTGTTCCATCCTTACCCATGATAACGACCATTTGTAAATCTAAATAAACATCTTAAATTGTTTT